TTTACTGACATAGGATGTAGGCAAATCTATCTCAATATCATGAAGGTCTTTTCGCAGTTCTTTGACCGCGCCCCACAATTCGCGGCCAAACCATCCGCCTGTGCCTATTGCGGCCATGCCGACCATGTTAACCAGAAACTGATTGTCGATCACGCGACTTCTCCCAAGAAGAATTTGAGATTGTTGGCAAGCCGCTCATCGGACGGGGCAAAGTTTGCGGCAATTGTTCCTTGCTCAATGGCGATGTCTTTGAGGCCAAGGTTCCAAGCCGCCACAGCGGCAAGGTCATGGGCCTGATAGCCCCAGACTTCGGGGTCGCAGGTGTAGACAGCCTCGCGATTGGTAATGCGCAGTGCCCGCATGGCATAGGCAAAGCATTCTTCCCAGCGCCCTTGGCGGTAGCAGAGAAGCGCCAGCTCACACCAAGGTTCCCGCGTGTTAGGCGCTTCAGATGCCGCCATCTGAAAAGCTTTCTCAGCTTCTTCAAGAATGCCGAGTTCGTTATAACTCCGGCCCATGACCCGATAGGCGTAGCAGCGTTCGTTCTGCCATGTGGCGCGGGGAAGGGCGAGATAGCCTTTGCAGGCTCCAACAGCCTCCTGCCACCGCCCATGAAAGCTCAATTCGCGAGCGTAATAGAAGGCGTTGCGCGGACATTGCGGATCTTCCCTTACGGAAAGCTCCAGAAGATCCATGTACTGTCCACGGCTTTTTGTCGGGTCAGGTTTATGGACGGCAATGAGGAAGTCGGTCTGAGCCCAGACTTCTGTGATGCGACCGTCAGGTACAGGATATTCGTGGCAGGGATGGTGCCAGTGGTATCCGTGGCGGGCATGAATTTTTTCATAGTAGAAGTTGATGCCTGCGCCCCAGTCGAACATGTAGCGGAGGCGGGTGGTTTCTCCCTTGATCCAGACACGCTCGATCTCCTCACGCCAGCCGGGTTGAAGAACTTCGTCAATGTCTAGGCTAATGCAGACATCAATATCGCGAGGAACGAGAGCGAGAGCAGCATTGCGAGCATGATCAAACCGCCAAGGAGTAATGCAAATATGATGAACGACCGCGCCATATTTTGCCGCCTCTTCTGGAAGACCGTCATCTGAGCCTGTGTCGGCGATCACAATCATGTCTGCATCTGCCGCCGACGCGCAAAAACGCTGCACGAAATGTGCCTCGTTCTTGCTGATGGCGTAGACGCATATCCTCAACTTCTTCTCCATAGCGACCCCCTCGCTGTTGGAATTAAACGACAGTCCAATAACTGCCAGATGGAATGGTCACTGTCACGCCCGAATTGATTGTGACAGGGCCAGCCGTCATGGCGTTGTAGCTGGTCGTCACCGTGTAGTTGGTTGTGACGGTCTGCTGGTTTTCATAGAAGATGCGGTCAGGCGAGCCGCCTGTCGGGTAAATTGAGCCGGTCGGGCCGGTAACTCCAGTTGGCCCGGTCGGGCCGTTTGTTCCCGCCAATCCCGTTGGCCCGGTCGGGCCAGCAACTGTAGAAGCTGCTCCTGTTGGCCCTGTTGGGCCATTCAATCCCTGCACACCGGTGGGCCCGACAGCACCCGTAGGCCCGGCCCCGGTCGGGCCGGTTGGCCCCGCCGAACCCGGGCTTCCGTTAACTCCCGTTGGCCCGGTTGGGCCATTACTTCCCGTGGGGCCCGTTGGGCCATTGGGCCCCGTGGGGCCCGCAACTGTGGATGCAGCGCCTGTGGCCCCCGTAGGGCCCGTGGGGCCCGCAATTCCCGTGGGACCAGTGGGTCCCGTGGACCCCATTACACCGAACCCCGTGGGGCCGGTTGGCCCAATGTTGCCGGTTGGCCCGGTTGGGCCTGCAATTCCCGCAGGGCCTGTCGGCCCTGAAACTGTAGGAGCCAAATTGGCGATCTGTTGCGCCGTTACCCGCTTTGATTCGCCCGATTGAACAGCTTCAATTTGTTCGGAACCATTGAGAGAAATGGCCGGGCCAAGGTTGGGAATTTGGATATTACTGGCGTAACGAGGCATCAGAGCGGTCCTGTCTTGGGAACTTCAGTGAAGCCATAGGGAAGGCTGGGATTGTTGATGACATAGCCCCCGGAGATGTAGGCACCCGTAAACGCAGATCCCTGAAGGTCAATCTGCGTGGTGTTCATCACCGTGATCTTCCAGTCGCCATTGGCAGACGAGACGCCGCCAACATCTTGTACAATTACGCGCTGCCCGGTGATCATGCCGTTGGTGGTGGCGATGGTCAGGCGAACGAGGCCAATGCCGTTGTTCGTGGCGTTCGTGACGGTGCGGTAAGTTACAGCATTGGGGTCCGTTCCCGGCATTTGGTTGGTGCCGTAGGGGGCCTCGCCAGTCTGCTGCGTGACGCGGGTCTTGTCCGGCACGTCGGTGTCGATGGTGGTGACGCGAGTGTCGCCGCGCTGGACGGGAATGCCCGTCTGCGGGTTGGTCGTGTTGTTGCCGGACACCTGACGGCGGTCGATCTCATCCCAAGCGTAGGGCTCGACGCGCGGGTTCACAATCGGCACGGGATCTGCCGGGATGATGATGGCGCGGAGCTGTTGCTGCGGCTCGTCATAACAGGTGGAGCAGACCAGAATGCGCTTATTGATCAGGGACGCGCCAGCCCAGTCGTACTGAAATTTTAGATCAACATGGTTATAGCGAAAACTGCAACGATCACAGATCGCATGAGCTTGCGGGTTAGTCGCGCTTGTTCTGGCTCTTCCTGACCGTGAAGCGTAGCCCATTCACGCCCCCTTACCTGAAGTAGCCAGAGATCATCGGGGAAATGTACTGCTGGGCGGTTTCAATGTTCTGATCGGCGGCGATCTGGTAGGACTCGTCCGCCATGGGCTTGATCATCGCCACTGCCGCCGGGTTCCAGATCTGAGCGAGACGCAGGGCGAGGCCGTAGGCGAACGCCTCAAGCCAAAGATAAGGGATCTCAACCGTCTGGCCATTCGTCAGCGCCGAGTCCTGTATCTGGCGGACACGGTAGTATTTCAGGCTCTGGGGGCCGTTGTCGGTGTTTGGAACCGGCCACAGCGTCACAGACGGCCCGGCAGAGCCAGTCGAGCGGGACGGGCTGATCAGGCGGTCGAACCAATAAACCGTGGGAAAACCTTGCTGCTCTTTGTTGGGGTAGCTGGCGTATTCCGTGCGGCTCACCGGCAGGATGATGCGGTCGATGTTGGCGCCGGAGTCGTCGTTCTGGACGTAGGCGTCCAAGATTGCGACCGTGTTGGCGTCAACGGGGTAGGTGGCCTGATCGGTGACGAGGGGCGTCGTCACGAGGTCAACAGCCCAGAGGTTGACGCCCATGTTCGACCAGCGCGCGCAAAGCATGTTGGACGCCATACGGGCGGCCTCCATGTGCTCTTGCAGCACGGCGGTGTTCCTGACCCCGATGAGGTTGTACGCATAAAGCGTCAGCTCACCAAGGCCCGGGTTGAACGTGTAGGTGTCGCTCGTCGCCATGGTGGCTCCTTAGACCGGGCCAGCCTGAACGATGCTCGCCGTGACCGCTCCGGTGCCACTGGTAATATTGATGCAGATGGCGCGGCAAGGAACGATCAGCGCGCCGCCAGTCGTGGCTGTTAGGGCGCTGAAGCCCGTGGCGACATACCATGTGGCCCCGGCGACGGTGTACCCGGCGGCATTGGGATCATCGAGCGAATACTCAATGTTGAAAGTTGGGGTGCCGGAAGTTACCTTGGCGCCAATGCCGATGTTGAAGGGCGTCTGGAAGTCATCGACGACGCGAATGGGGCTGCGGATTTGCGAACCTGTGGCGGTTACGCTGATGCTACCAAGTTGCATGTTACTTCCCCTTACTGCGGGCTGCCGCTGCGTTGTCGATCAAGTTGGGATAGGGACGCCCAGCGGCGCGGGCATGAGCCTTGGCAGACTGAAGCTTCTTTTTGCTCAGATGCTTTTCCTCGGCATCCTTGGGGGCTTTCTTTTCCCAAAAAGGCTTGTCCATGTCAGCAATCCCACTTTCGCAGTGCTTTATTTACCCGGCTATCAGGATCTGCGGCCTTCGCGGACCCGGTCAGCTTGCGCTTTAACCCGGTCATCCTAGCACAGAAGCTGTCCTTGCGCGACCCACCCTCGGGCTGCGGACGCTTGATGTCGTGCCCCTCTGCCTTGAGAGATGCGCGCCCCTTGGCGTTCAGGCCGCCAGATTCAGATTTACCTTCTGCGCGCTGCCAAGCAGGTGTCTTAACCATTCTCTTGCCCCTTCACTACAGCAGCACAAAGCATGATAAATTCATTCATGGTCAAATCATGTTTTGCTACATTAACACATCTGCAAACAAGCTGCACATTACCAGCCACATATCCAATTTCAGAATTTATGCGATCCACGCTTGCGTTTGTTGAAACAACGCCATCAGCAAGCCGCATAGTCATTTGCCATCCAGTAATAGCGCAAAGCCCGTTTTGCTTGTCCCATAAATTGCATAGATAATTTATGTCTATTAGACATTCATGGCGGCGGCGAGCTTTCCCCAAAAGATAAGTTAAATAAGATCTAGGGCTTTTTGTTCGATTAAAAGCAGAAAATTGTAAACGATCTTTGCCCCAAGTTTTTTGATGGTACGATGCCATTTTTTCTTTTATGCAAATTTTGCACCAAGAATTATATTTTGGAGTACCATCTACTTTTTTACCAGTTGTAAAAAAATCGCACAAAAGTTTTTCTGCCCCACATTTGGTGCAACTTTTACCTTCCTTGCGGGTCCATGCACCAGACATTGCAAGCTCCATAAAAACGCGGGGGACACGAATGCCCCCCGCAGAACTACCAAATCGGGGAGGATCGACTTAGTAGTTCGCACCCTTGCCGCGAGGCGTACCGCCAGCGGCAGAAGACATAACGCTGCCGCCGCTCTTGCGGGGCTTGCGACCGGCGTGGGCCTCGGACATGACGCCCTCGGCCTTCATGCCAACCTTGCCGCCCTTTTTGAAGGCGTCAACGGTGTTGGAGGCCTCAGAAGCAACCTTGCTGTTACCGCCAGCGTAGGCTGTGTGCTTCATCGCGCCGAGTTTGGGAGCTTTACCCTTCATGACGATCTCCTATGGCTTAGGCGTTCTCAGCCTGAATGTAGCGGACGACAAGGTCGCCGACACCGGCTCCCGTGTTGGCGGACAGGACATAGAGGATGATGTCCGTGGAACCAGTGTTGGACCAGAGCGCCGTGCGAGTGGCGTCCGTGTTAGGCTGCAAGCCGTTGATGCCGATGGCGGCAACAGAACCTGCCGAGACAAGTTCAGTAGCGGTCGCAGTGGTTCCAATGCTGATGGTCGAGGCCGCGCCATTCCAAGCCACGGTCGCCAAAATCTGCATCTGGACGATGTGGCTGTAGGCGGGGATGACGATGGTCGTTGCCGTCGCCGTGGCGGTGCCAGCCTGCGTGAGCGAGTAAGTCTGCGCCATCATGGCGAACCCAACGTTCTTGACCGTACCGGCGGTGGTGCCGGTCGTGTTCAGAACATTGCCAGCCTTGATGGGGCCGGTAAATGTGACGATGCCCATAAGAGCCTCCTGCACGATGAGATCACGCTGTATGTGCAGAGTCCGCTAGGCCGGTCTGCGTGATCGGGTTGCCTAGGTGGTAGTCCAGATACTGGGCGGCTAACCGGAGTACTTTAGGGTCATCCTTCAACTTCCCAATCCCTGTATTGCAATCAAAACACAGAAGCCCGCGAATTGCACCAGTTTTATGGTTGTGATCGACGGCCAATGCCTTCAGTTTTCCATTCCGTTTATGCGTCTCTGGTTGGCTACAGATGGCGCATTTCCCGTCTTGGGCCTCAAGCATCTTCCTGTATTCATCAAGCGAAAGGTCGAAGCTATCGCGCAGGCCACGGGCCTTTTGCTGATCCGGTGTCATTGCTCGATAAGCATTTTGATAAGCCTGACGGCCTTCTCGCGTCTTATGATCAAATTCACCAGCAAGGCCATTGAAGAGAGTGAGATTTTCAAAACGGCAATCTTGCGAATTTCCGTTTTTGAACCGCACTCTTCGCTCGGGCCATTCTCCAGTCATATAAAACCAAGCCAACCGTGACTCTGTAGACTCTTCACCGCACAAGCGAATGTACCGATAGCCACCGCTACCATTTTTTCCGCCTGCAACAGTTCCTGCCTTCAAGTTTTTGGCCGGACTGATCTTCCACACAAACACGCCAGTAGCAGGATTGTAGTCCAATGCATCCCGAACTTGATCATGCGTTAGATTGGGAACCTTAGCTTTACCCTTCATTTTCATCTCCCGATGTTGACTTTTAAATCATACACCGGGAGACGATTTCTTGTCAACTGTAAGAGTCTATCTTACGGAATACCCCCAAAAACCCTTAGGTCGGGAACGCTCCGAAGATACTCCTCCAGTTGTAGTAACCAAAACTATAACGTTCGTAGCCCTTCACCAAGAGATTGTCTGTAGTGAAGTCGACTTGCATGTCTGTTTCAAACTTAATGCGCTCCATATAGGAGAGCCCATCAATGTTCGTGAGCAGGAACCACGCGCGGGCAGAGGTCAGATAGTCATTGACCATGTAGCCTTCAGGCAAGCCGCCTGCCGTGCTCATGATCGCGTTCACGTCGTTGTCCGCAGTGCCGGGGCGCAGCTCAGTCTTCGTCAGGCGGATCGCCACCGGCTCAAGAGCGGGCGGGATAACCAGACGACGACCGCGAGCAAACACCTTCAGACCGGCCTGATCACGGAAGTTTGTGCGGATGGCGATCATGCCAGCCAGCAGCGTGCTCTCGTTCAGGTCGTTGGTGGTGTAGTTCGAGATCGTGCCGCCGTCGATGGGATGGCTGGCAGACACAAGGGCCACGCCGTCACCGCCGACCGACGAGTTGTAGGTCGTCGCGGTGTTCAGCACGTTGGCGCCGTAGATTTCCTTGGTCTGCGCAAAGGACTGCGTCAGGCCGAGGTTCGACGG